CCTATAGACATATCGGGTAGTACCCGTATGTTCAAACCTTAGAATTATTAAACATGGCTACAGTTCTATCGGGTACTTCGGGAGCGTTATATTATTCTCCTGCTGGTACAAGCGTAACAACTCTTACAGCATCAGCTTTTCCATCATCAGGCGGAAACATCACTGTTGGATCTCAGTTAGGTTACAGAGTGAATGACACAGTAACACTCGCATATCCAAGTGGATCTACAGTAACTAACTGTATTCCAGCAGCAGATTATTTTGTAAAAACTTATGATGCTTCAACTGGTGTTATGACTGTTTCTGCAACAGCAGGAGGAGCAGCAGTAACAGCTTCAGCATCTCCTACTTTCGTTGCTGGTACATTTGCAAGCATTACATTTACAGCACCATTAGTTGTTGGATCTGTAAGAGAGTGGAGTTTTGAGATCACCAGAGCAGAGATTGACGTAACAAGTATTGGTCAGACTGTTACTCAAACAGCACCATTTAGAACTTTCATCTCAGGTTTTGCTGATGGTAGTGGTTCTGCCAGTGTTTATTCAACAGATGATGACACACTTCTTTCCAGTAGAATGGTTGAAGACGTTATCCAACGTCAGCAAGCTGGTGCAAAGGTAAGACTGTATATTGATCGTCAGATGAGTGGTGCTAACGTAGATCAAAACGCAAGTAGATCAATTTTGGCAGATATCATTCTTACTTCTGCAAGTTTTAACGTTAACCCAGATGACGGACAGGTTGTAGAGATAGCCTTCAGACCTAGTGCTGCTCCATCATTTGACTTATCTAAAACAGCTTAATTAAATTAGCATAACTTAACGAACCTCAGAAAATCTGGGGTTTTTTTATGTTTTCAATTAGAATGGTATCAATATTATATTATTTTTATGGCAAGTAATCTATCAGCACTGGATAGGCTTAGAAAAGCTGCAAATCTTGAACCAAAAAAAAAGGAAGTTGAACTTTCTGATGGTTCCATTTTTGAAATGTATGTAACTCCATTAACAATGGCAGAAAGAGAAAGAGCACAAAAACAAGCTAAAAGTAATGATGCAAATGCTTTTGCTTTACAGTTATTACTTTCTAAAGCACAAGATGAAAATGGTAGAAAACTTTTTAATGCAGGGGAGATTGATGTATTAAAAAATGAAGTAAAAGATAGTGATCTACAAAGTTTGATGCTTGCTGTTATTAATTCAGACGAGGAAGCACCCGACCCAAAGAACTAGCCGACCAACTGAAGAGAGATAATCTCATGATGTTACAGTTTGGTGTGGCAAAAGAATTAGGGAAAAGTCTTGTAGAAGTTAGAAATATGACTATGGAAGAACTTGTGGGTTGGAGTGCATATTTTTTAATTTTGAATGAAGAACAAGAAAAAGCATTTGAAAAAGCAAAACGTAAGAGATAAGCTAGAATAAAGTAACCTTTTATTGTTTAGTCGTGGCAACTAGAGCAGATATTGAAATTGCAGTAAGAGGAATACAACAAGTTGAAAATGCAAAAAAACAGATAAGGGATCTTAATAAAGAAATTAATAGATCAAATAAACAGATTACCAAGGAGGCCGAAAAGCAAGGTGTTCTGAGAAAAGGTAATAGGACTGCTGTCGGTGCTGCAAGTCAAGTTAGAAGTATAAACACATTAAATAAAAACCTTGCACAAGCAACTAGAAATTTTAATCGAGTTGCAATAGGTACAGATGATGCAACTAAAGCAGCGATTCAATTAAAAAAAGCTCAAGACGCTTTAAATATTGCTTATGCTCAACAAAATGAATTGTTAGGTAAAAATGTACAAGCTCAAGGAGCGTTCAGTAGATTATCAGATAGACAATCACGAAATGCAGCAGGACAAAGAACAGGATTGAATAATCCTATTGGAAGATTTATGGCTGATCGTGGAGCGACAAGAGGTTTTGATAGAGAGAGTGCATTAATAAGTGGTGCTTTTCCTCTGTTATTTGGTCAAGGGCCAATTGCTTCATTGGCTGGTGGTCTTGGTGGTGGTATTGGTGGAATGTTTGGTGGTATGGGTGGTTTTGCAGGAGGTATCGCAGCTACAGCACTTGTTCAATCAATACAAACTGCTTTAGACGCTATCACGAAACTTGGACAGGCTATGAGTCCATTTGCTCAAAATACTGAAGCAGTAACAGCAGCATTAGGATTACAGGGATCAGCAGAAGAAGCTCGTATAAAACAAATTGAACAGACTCAAGGAAAAACAGCAGCTTTTAATGCTTCAATGAGATTGATGGCAACTGAAATAGGCCAAAGAGGTGTAGATTCTTTAAAACAATTTGGAGAAAATACGAGATTATTAACAAGTTCATTTGTTTTAGCAATAACAAAATTACAGGCATTTACAGCAGGAATAGTAAATTTTGTTGCGAAAATTACTGGATTACAAGCTGGATTAGAAGCTGATGCAGCTACTAGAACAGTTGCAGCAGCAGCAACAGAAGGAGATGCAGAAGCACAAGCTCTAGTCGATAGAAGAAAGGCTGCTGAAGCAATGAGAGGTCAAGGAGGTGAAGGAGCTAGAAAGAGAGTATTATTAGATCAAATTAGTGCTGAAGAAAAAATATTTGCAATTAGAAGAAATACATCAATAGAAGCAGATAATTTAACTCAAAAATTTGATGCTTTAGGAGTTTCTATAAAAGCAGAAGCAGAAGAAACAAAAAGAATTGCCGAGTTAAGAGAACAAGGATTAAATCCAGCACTTGCAAAAAGTATTGCTGGAATTGAAAAAGAGGGTCAATTAGCTAAAGATAATTTACAAGTAGAAATTGATAAACTTCTTGAAAAACAAGCTAAAGTTGGACAACTCGAAGAGAAAGATCAAATAAGGTTGACAACTTTAGAAAAAACACGTAATGAGATAGATGGTCAAGTTGATAGTTTATCGAATCTCGTTACAGAAACAGATAGAGTAAATGATGGTTTTGATAAGATAGCACAGTCGATACGGAGCGATATTAAAGAGGGAATAAAAGGACTTATAAAAGGAACATCTACACTTGGAGATTTATTAAATAATGTTGCTGATAAGTTTTTAGATATTGCTTTAAATCAGGCTCTTTTTGGAAATATAGGAGGAGATAGTGTAACTGGAGGTTTGTTTAAATTCTTAGGATTTGCAAACGGAGGTAGACCACCAGTAGGCAAACCTTCAATCGTAGGAGAGAAAGGGCCAGAATTATTCGTTCCAAGATCATCAGGTAACATAATTCCAAATAACAAGCTTGGAGGTGGCGGTAATACGAGTGTTGTTGTTAATGTGGACGCATCAGGT